TACTTCCCTCAAGAGGAATAGTCGTTGAACGTTCTCCTTTTCGGAGCTTCGCTGCTGATTATCCATTTTTCAGCACTTAGGATTTAACCTTATACTATATATCTGATTTTTTCTGCTTTCGCCACATTCACGCTTAACTTTATTTCATGTTTACGTTGTAGTTCAAATATCTTTAGGAGTTTCCAGCAGTTCAAACAGTATAGGATAGCTCTTTGTCTATCTCTACGTACATATTTCTATATACGCTGACTATTTTGTTTGCCTAACTCATGATTTAAATCACAAGTGTGCGGTTCACAATAATCAAACTAGACATGAATTATCAACCCTTTATAATAATCTCTCATTCCATATTTTTTCTACTAATTGTAACGTAACTTCTGGAGCATTACTACTATCAATTACCACATCTGCACGTTTTGCTTTTTCTTCTAAAGACATCTGTGCATCTATTCTACTTATTGCTTCTTCTTTAGTTAAGCCATCACGATTTTGAATGCGCTCTATTTGCAACTGTCTGCTGATTTTTACAACCCAAACTTCATCTGCAAATTTATCCCAATTAGCTTCATATAAAAGAGGTATATCTAAGATTACTACTTCTATACCATTTTGTCTACACTCATCTATTTGTTTTACAATTTCATCTCTAATCAATGGGTGCATTGTTGTATTCATCCATGTTTTTTCTTTTTCATCAGTGAATACAATCTGTCCAATGAGTCTGCGATTTAAAGTATTATCTGCATTTAAAACTTTATCACCGAAATGATTTACATACGCTTGCCAAATTGATTTTTTAGGCTCAGATAATTGTCGAGCTATAGCATCACCATCAATGATAAAAGCTCCTTTTTGTTTTAAATAAGCACTAACCGTACTTTTTCCACAAGCTATACCACCAGTAAGACCTATGATTTTCATAAAAATCCTCCTTTCTAGCTTTTATTTAAAATTTATTTATCATCATTTAATTTTTGACAATTAGGGCAAAAATAAGTACCTCTACCATTTAATATAATTTTAGTTATTAAAGTATGGCAAAATCTACATTCTTTGCCTTTGCGATTATATACATATAATTTATCTTGATGACTTCCTTTTTCACCTAAACCATTGCGATAATCGCGAAAACTTGTGCCACCATCTCTTATGCCTTCATTTATAACCAAATTAATAGCTTGATGAAGTTTTTCTATTTCTTCATCACCTAAAGAATTTGCTTTGCGTTCTGGATGAATTTTACTAATGGCTAATGCTTCATCTACATATATATTGCCCAAACCTGCCACATTTTTTTGATTTAATAAAAATGGTTTTATTTTTGTTTTACTCTTATTTAAACAATCCTTTAAATACCCTATAGTAAATTCTGAAGATAATGGTTCTGCACCTAAAGTATATAGCCCTTTTAAGCGAGAAATTTCATCTGTAGTTATTAAATCCAAAGTCCCTAATCTGCGGATATCTGCATATATCAATTTAGTTTTATCTTCTAAATGATATATTACACAACTATATTTATCTATATCCTCATTTTCCTGTTTATATAATAGCTTTCCTGTCATTCGCAAATGAATGATATTAAATCTTTCATCATCTAAGGACATGATGATATATTTTCCTCTGCGTTTTAAAGATTTGATAATTCTATCTTGCAAAAGCTCTTTGTATTCATCACTACTAGGAGATTTTATTACATCACCTTTTATGATTTCTACATCTACGATTTTTTTATTTTCGATAAAATCTTTAATCCCTACGACAATATTTTCTACTTCTGGCATTTCAGGCACAAAACCACCACCTTTTTATAATTAATTTACTTTTTATTTTGCTTCTGCCCAGTTTTTACCATAATTAATATCAATGATAAGTGGCACTTTTAAACTAGCTGTATTTTGCATAGCTGTTGTCAAAATTTCTGATACTTTTTCTATTTCTTCTTTTACAACTTCTAACACTAATTCATCGTGTACTTGCAATAAAATTCTGCTTTTCAAATTAGCTTCTTTTATCGCTTCACTAGCTCTGTTCATCGCAATTTTTATGATATCAGCCGCTGTTCCTTGAATTGGTGTATTCATAGCCATGCGTTCTGCTAATGCACGCTGATTAAAATTACTGCTCTTAATCGCTGGCAAATAACGACGACGACCGAATAAAGTCGTAACAAAGCCATCTTGATGTGCTTTTTCTACAATTTCATGCATGAAATTCTTCACGCCACTACATTCTTGTAAATAATTATCTATATATTCCCCAGCTTCTTTTGGCGAAATATGCAGATTTTTTGCCAAACCAAAAGCACTTATACCATAGATAATACCGAAATTTACAGCCTTTGCCTTACCTCTAAGTTCTGAAGTAACTTCATCTATAGGCACTTTAAATACTTGAGCTGCTGTCGCTGTATGAATATCTTGATTATGACAAAAAGCATCTATAAAATGTTTATCCTCTGACATATGAGCCATTATTCTAAGCTCAATCTGGGAGTAGTCGGCAGATAAAATATAATCATAACCTTCGCCAGGCTCAAATAAACTGCGAATTTTTTTACCTTCCGCTGTGCGTACAGGAATATTTTGCAAATTCGGCTCAGAACTGCTGAGTCTTCCTGTTTCTGTTACAGTCTGATTGAAACTTGTATGAATTCTCTTAGTCTGTGGATTGATTAATACTTTCAAACCATCTAAATACGTAGTTTTTAATTTATTTAATATACGATAATCTAAAATCTTAGCGATAATAGGGTGAGCATATATTAAATTTTCTAGCACTTCCGCATTTGTAGAATATCCTGTCTTCGTCTTTTTCAAAGCTGGCAAGCCCAATTTATTGAATAAAATATCTCCTAATTGTTTCGGTGAATTAATATTAAATATTTCTCCAGCCAATTCATAAATATCTTGCTCTAAAGCTGTGATTTGTTTATACATCTGTTCATTCATATCATCGAGTTTTTGCTCATTAATATAAATACCTACAGTTTCCATATCACAAAGCATTTTAGCAAGTGGTAATTCTATCTGTTCATAGAGATTTACCATTTTTTCATCAGCTAATTTATCCGCCAAAATCTTACTCAAATCAGCTAAATGTCTTGCACCGCAAATTAATTTTTCTTCTTCATTGAGATTTTCCCATGGAATTTCTTCTTCAATATCTGCCATTTGCCACAATACATTCATTTCATAGCTTCGTTTAGCAGGTTCTAGAAGATATGCCATAAGCAAAGTATCATAAATCTTACCTTTTAAATCCAAATTCAAATGGTAAAGCATCTTTACATCATAAACAAATTTAGTGATTGTTTCATCTTGCAATACTTCACTGAGTTTATCTATATCTTCTTTTGCTCTTATGATACCAAGACTATCTTTGCAACAAATAGCCATCATATCAATGGATATATCCGGCACTTTCCCTTCAAATAAAACCATAAAGGAAACAGATTTTTCAGCTTTTATCTTTGATATTAAAGCATCAATTTTATCTTGTGTAAATTCCTCATAAACTGGCATAGTAGCTTCAAAATTCAAAGCTAATTCAGCATCATCATTTTGACTTACAACTTCTAATTTATCAGCTAAAACCTTTTTCATACGAGTCAAAACTGTTTTCAACTCATATTTTTGACAAAAATCATTTAATTTCTGTAAATTAGGAGTCAATTCAAACTCTTGTGGTTTAAAATCCACATCTACTTCACAGCATATAGTAGCCAATTTATAAGATAATCTCGCTAATTCTTGATTTTCCTGTAATTTTTCTTTTAGTTTTTTACCTGAAACATTATCTATATTATTCAAGAGATTTTCTAAATCTTGATATTGTGATAATAATTTCAAAGCTGTTTTTTCACCAATTCCTGGTACACCCGGAATATTATCTGAGCTATCACCCATCAACGCTTTTATATCAATTAATTTTATCGGTTTAAGACCTGCATATTTTTCTTTAAATGCTTCTTCATCAAAAATCTGCATATCCATGATACCGCGTTTAGTGAGCATAACTTTTAAATTAGGACGAATTAATTGCAAAGCATCTTTATCACCTGTTACAATCAAAGCTTCATAATCTTGACTAGCTGCTTTTGTTGCCAAAGTACCGATGATATCATCTGCTTCATAATTATCTTTTTCAATAAAAGCAATACCCAAAGCTTCCAAAAATTCACGTAGTAACGGTATCTGTGATTTTAATTCATCTGGAGTTTTTTCTCTTTGTCCCTTATACTCTGCATACATTTGTGTACGAAAAGTTTGACGACTTTTATCAAAAGCCACAACTATATTATCTGGCTTATATTCTGTTAGGATTTTTCCCAACATATTAGCAAAACCCATGATAGCATTTGTATATATACCACTTGAAGAAGTAAGTAATGGCAAAGCAAAAAACGCTCTATACATTAAACTACTACCATCTATAATAATAAATCTTTTCTTATTATCTTCTCCTCGTTCCACAATGACCTCCATTATTTTTTAACATCTGTATTTGCTTTTTCCTGTTTATTTTTCTTATCTGCTACAGTTTTTTTATCGGATTGTGTATTATTATCTTGTTCAAGATTTTTATTGTCGTTTTCCATTAAATTAATTTTTTCATCTGTTTGTTTTTTAGGTACAACAATTTCTTTATTTGTAGTATTAACAGGGATATCTACTACATTTTTATCAGCAGTAATTTTATTTAAAGCTATTTCTGTAACATTTTTATTTAAGCTATAATCATAATCAAAAATATTTGCTATATCTGTCAAACGCATATAAGCTACATTACTATAAAGACTGATATCAGATTTACCTTTTTGTGTTTTTACTAAATTATTATCCATAGTTATTGGCGTATTTAATGTAGTAGCCAAAGCTTTTACTGGTACATAAATTAAATTTTTATAATTAACTGCTTTATAATTAAGCTTTTTACCATTAAACATAATATTTACAGGTGCTGCTACATAATTTGGTTGACCATTGGATAATTCTATAGATTTAGCCACAGCTTCATCAGTTATAAAATCAGCTATACCATAACCTTTTAGACCTTGTTTTACAAAATCCACTGTTAAATTTTGCATATCATATCCATCTGGATAAATATAATAAGCTACTCTACCATCAAAAGTTTTATCAATAACTAGACGGTTGTACATAATTTGAACTTCTGTACCAACTTCAACTTTATCAAATACTTTTTCTACATCGGCTTCAACCATACGTACACAACCATTGGAAACATAATGACCTACAGAGTCTGGTCTATTTGTTCCATGTATACCATAATTGCCACCAATGCCAATCCAACGATAACCAAGTGGATTATCTTCACCGGAAGGAATAACTACGCTTACATCAGCAGGGTCTGTCCATGTAGGATTTACAATTTTTTCTACAACTTTATAAAAACCAACTGGAGTTTTAGTTTCTATTTTACCTACGCCAACAGGATACATCTCTATACATTTATCATTATCATATAAACGCAATGAACGTGCTGGTATATTTATCAAAATCCAACGTTTTACAGTATTTACATTATTATTTACCTGTATATCCGTTGCCTTATCAGCTCCACCAATCTTCTCTTGCGCTGTATTTTCAGCTTGTGCATATGCTACTGTATTAAATACAAACATCACGCCTAAAAGCAAAAATACGATAAATTTTTTCATTATGAATCACTATTCCTTTGCTCCAAAAAATTATATTATATCGTTTACATAATATCACATTTTATTCATAGTATCTATTATCTAGCTAAAAATACTACCATCTTTATCTACTTATAATCATTAGAAATTTTTATATAGACAAACCTTCTTTATAGTTTTATAATTGATAGTGCTATTCAGCAGAGTAGATATTTGTGCGTTAAATATGTTTAGTTTTCTCGTTATATTCACTGTGTTTATATGATATAATTTTATAAGTTTAGTTGTTCCGTTTTATTCAATTATCTTCACTATTTTTTAATAACTCTAACTAAAACGGCAACAAATAGGCAACAAAAGAGCAGTCATAGACTGCTCTTTCTTATCATTATTTTATATTCTCATAAAAATTATAGACTTTTTCAATTTCTTTTTTATCTTGCTCATCAAATAGCTGGTCTATAGATAGAATTTTATATTTCTCTAATTCCTTTAATACAAATGTATCTATTATAACCTTAAAACCTTTAAAGCCTTTTTTCTTATTCAATTTTCTTCTTATCATGGATAATCTCCTTCCAATATTGAAAGAGGTTATCCTCTATGGTACAATATTTCACAGAGGATAACCTCTGATTTTTTTTAAAGGCAGTCTGTAAAACTTTGGTCGGTAGTGCAGGCTGTCTTTTATTTTACATTTTATTATTTTTTATAAATTCTTCAGCTAATACTTTATTTTTCCTTACTATTTTCATAAACTCTTTTATAAGAATATATTCATCATCATAAGCTCTTATATTTCTTCCTGGTCGTGCTGTACTAACTTCTTTTGTTGTTCCTACTGGTCTTCCAGCACCTTCACGCTTTCCACCTCTACCCATATTTACCTCCTAAATCTAATAAACCAATATGAAATAATTACTCCCATGCTTACACCATTAAGCCAATTAATAAAATCTAAGTCTTTAAACTTCAAAATAAAATTAATTAAAACTATTATGGTAAATAATATCATTGTTTTCATACTTACTACATGATAGAATAATCGTAGTGGAGCGGATAACCGCTCCTTCTACGGCTCTGCTTTATCGTTTACGCTTGCGAGGCTTTCTACGATTTTGCGGGGCTTTTTTATTTGCTTTTCTTTTTAACCACCTACCTATCTTTATTAATGTTTCACCAATAACTATAAGATAAGTAGATACTTCAAGAAAATCTTTTACATCATTATCTATCATGTAAACACCTCCTTTCTATATTTTTATTATACTATATTTTGATTATTTTGTAAAGCAAATTTATCAATAAAAAATAAAAAAAGCCCCTATTACCTAGATTTTTTCTAAGCAATAGGGGCTTTTGGCAATAAAAGAAAATGTTATTTAATTATAACTCTTTTATTAAATTTTATCTATAATTTTATTTACTTCTGCGATACCTTTACCATTTAGCGTATCTATTATTCTAAGATAGGCTGTATTTCTGGCTACCACAGAAGTACTGGTAGTTGTAATTATTTGTTTTTGTAATTTGTCTTTAAGCTTTCGTTTTTCATCTTCAAGTTTGGACCTGATAAAAATTTTGGTTAGTTCTTTTAATATGTTCATGCTTATTCCTCTGTTGGTGCTAATTTATTAACTACTTTTTCTACAATCCAAAGACTACCATTTATGGCTACTGGTAAGAAAATAGTATCTCTAAATTTTACCCAGCCTTTTTCATCAACCGCACTATTTTTAAGCTCTGCAACAAAAGCTGTAGCTACTTCTTTAACTGCTGGCAATGCCGTATCTTTAATCCATTTTATAGCCATATCTTTTACTTCAGTCGTAATAAAATCCTTCATATTTTCTAAAACTTCATTTTTAATTTCATCAATAGTCATCATTTATACGCTCCTTATTTATTTAACAACATATAATCTGTAACGCCTCTAGCAATAGCACGTGCGATATCGTCCTTACGCTCAATTAATTTTTTAGCATCTTCCATATTACTGATAAAGGCTGTTTCTACTAATACAGCAGGCATAGTAGTATGTTTTAAAACTTTTAAAGAAGGATATTCTTTTATACCTCTATTAACCGTATTAATAGAACCAACAATTTGATTTTGAATACAAGTAGCTAATTTGTGGGCTTCTGTATTGAAACTAAATACTTCAACCTCTGTTCCTTTAGCTTCCGAATTATTAAAAGAATTACAATGAATACTGATAAATAAATCCGCTCCCCAATTATTAGCAAGGTCGCATACTGCTATAGGTCTATCATTATAATAATCTGTATCATTGCAAAGATTGTCAGATTGCAGGCTTTTTGTTTCAATACCTACATTATTAAGATACTTTTCAACTAATGCTCCAATTACATATGCAATATCACATTCTCTAATTCCTAAAACATCATTTTTTGCACCAGAGTCATAAACTTTATCATGTCCTGGATTAATAAAAACTTTCATTAAAATTTCTCCTTTTTAATTTCTGTAAATTGTGCTAATGTTGCTTTTAGTTTTTCTGGAATAGGTAATCCGCAGTTGGCGGAATTCTCTAATATAGATAATGCTTCTCTACCAATAAAAAAGAGCAATACAACGTCTTTAGCCATTGTTTGCCCTATCAAATCTATTCTGTATGTTGTTGCTATAACTAATAAAATAACAACTTTTTTCATGACACCAGTACCACATTTACTACTATCTAGCTTCATATTTGGATTTATATATGCAGCACTTATACCAGTTATATAATCTATAACCATTAGAATTAAAAGTGTTTCAAAACTATCAGACCATGGTCCAAATAAATGCTGCAATAAAACTCCCACAAAGGCAACACCTCCCCCAATATATACCTCTAGCCTTGTTGGAATTAAAGAACTAATAAAGTTTATAATTTGCTCATACATATCACCACCTACTTACTAGATTCTAATTCTGATATTAACTTTTCTTTTAAACAGTTGGGGCATTTTTCATTTGTACATTTGCCTTGTTCATCAAGCTTTTTAGCACAAATATTACATCTTTTAGTCATTTGCTTTTACCTCCTGAAGCTTATTATTTGTATCTTCAATAACAGAAGCATACTCTTTTTTTAATTCCGATTGTAATTCAGTATCATCTGTAAGTACTGCTACCAACATAGCGTCTTTTATATCCGCAATTTGTTCATCATTAACTGCCATAATTTCATTAATTTTCGCTAAAGCTTTTTCTTCTTCTGTTGGTTCTTTTGGTGGCACGTATTCACGTTCAGATTTTGCCTTAATATAGATATCAACATTATCAATATAACCTTCAAAATCAACATTAGGATATTCTTTAAATTCTTTGTTGACCACACAACATTCTTGGTAATTATCGTAGATAACTTCGTTTATATTATCTAAACTAAGCCCACTATCTAATTTGAAATTTTCTATAGTATCAGTATACTGTTTGTCATCATTAATAATTAGAATTTCATTTTTTTGGATTTGAAAAACTCTCATATTTGCCATTTATATCACGCTCCTAAATTATATTGCTATTTATAATATTTGTTTCTATTTCTATAGCAGTACGCCAGTTAATTTGTTTTGGTGGATTAAATACACTTTGATATGCTAAATACATTTGTTTAGCTGCTACATATACAGGAACTTTTCCTGTTGCTGTCCCTAATCCAGTACAAAGAACAGTTTTAATATCACCTTGTTTTTGTACCGCTAAAAGCATTGCTCGCATAGCATTATAAATTGTGTCATATTCTTTAATAATTCGTGGTATACGCATGGTGGGTGTATGTGCAAGATATGGGTGTTGTTTATTACCAGTTTCTACAATTAAGCAAGTTCCTACTGGTTGCTCACCTGCATATTCTGCTCTGATTTTATCCTGCACACGTTCCATTAACTCATACCCAAAATAATCAAGCAGAATACCATCAAAACCTCCATCCATAAAACCAAAACTATTTGCAGGACTTACTACACAATCATATTCAGATACATTTCTAAAATCATTACAAATAACTTTTACATTTGTTTCATCTTTAAAATATCGTTGCCATTCTTTACATAAGTTTGCATTACAATCACATAAAATTAAATTCATTATTTCACCTTCTTTATATGGTATACTCTCCTAAATTTTATTTTTAGGAGTGATTATTTTGAGAAAACCTAATGGATATGGAAGTATTAAAAAATTAAGCGGTAATCGGAGGCGACCTTTTGTTTTTGTTATCACCAAAGATGGTAAGCAAAAAGCTATGGGCTATTTTTGTTCGCAAGTCGAAGCAGAAATATATGCTGCCGATTTCAATAAGAAAAATAATAAAATTCTTCATGGACATGAAATAATCTTTTCAGAATTATTCTATAGATGGTTACCTTTTTATATAGACAAACACCAACCTAGTAAAAGCACTATAAACAGTTACCATAATTCGTACAAACATTGTTTGTCCTTGCATGAAATGCCATTAAAAAAAATTAAGTATTACCACTTACAGGACATTATAGATACAGTTAAAAGAAAAGGACTTTCCTACAGCACCTGTAAGAAAATCCGTTCTACTCTTAGTTTAATGTTCAAATATGCTTTAATGATGGAATACGTAGATAAAAATTATGTTATGCTTTTAAATTTAGGCAAGAATAAACAAAAACGACCACACAAACCATTTACACGCCAAAAAATAAATAAGTTATGCTCTAATTTAAATATTGAAGGTGTCGATACTGTGTTAATTTTAATTTATACAGGCATGAGGATAGGTGAATTATTAGAACTTACCAAAGATAATGTTTATCTACGACAAAAATATATTAAAATTACAAAATCCAAAACTAAATCTGGTCTGCGAATAATTCCCATACATGAAAAAATTTTTCCATTAATACAAATACGTATGCAAACACCTGGTAAATACCTTATTTGCCGACATGATGAAAAGCCTTATAACTACAGCATTTATTGCACTTTATGGGATAAGATAATGTTAGCACTTAATGCAAAATATACACCTCATGATTGTCGTCATACTTGTGCAACACTTATGGATAACGCAGAAGTAAATTATAATGCCAAACGTAAAATATTAGGTCATGCTTGCTCTGATGTTACAAATGGAGTTTATACACATAAAGATATTAGACAGCTCCGTAAAGCAATTAATAAAATAAAGTGATACTAATAAGATACGTATAAATTTAATTAAGCCTTAAATATAAGCATTATTTAGATTTTATTTGTGTTACTAATCGTTACTCATAAAAACATTAAAAATATCATATTTCTAAAATTTAAAAATCCTATAACTATGCACATTACTGCTGTTATAGGATTTCTTTTTTATTAAAAATTAGAGAAATATTTATTTTTAATATTATGTTTATAGCCTTTATTAAAAATTTACCTGTGGGAGAATTACCCTCTCATGGTCATAGTGCCAGTACAAACAATGTTAATCAAAATGGTAATATAGGTTGGTTACAAGCAGGAAAAGATTATGATTTTAGTGGAGTTTTTGCTACTAGCTATAAAAACCACGGTGCTAACGTTGGTAACGGTGAATCTACTGGGGTTTGGAATTGTATATTCGATAGTACGCATAGTCATAACGTAACAATCAATAATACAGGGAGTAACCAAAGTCATAATAATTTACAACCATACATCAGTGTTTATATTTGGAAACGTACAGCTTAG